CAGCGAAAGGTGGCATAGCACGTCTTGGTTTTAAAGATGGCATGACTAGAAGAACGTTCTTAAAAATTTTAGGTGGTGCAATGGCCATACCTATCGTTGGTAAATTTTTAAAACCTTTAAAAACTGCAAAAGGTGTAACCAAAGTTCCGATGATTAAAACAGATAATGTACCTGGTAAACCAGAATGGTTTGATCAATTAGTTAACAAAGTTATTGTTGAAGGTGATGATGTTACAAAAAGATTTGCAACAGGTGAAAGACAATCTATTCATCAGAAAACACTTGATGATGGTTCCGTGGTTACAGTTACAGAAGACATAGATGATGGTGTTGTAAGAGTTGAGTATGAGAGTGATAAGAATGTTTTTGAGGATCCGGTTCAATTACAATATAAAAAACCTAAACCTGATGAGGGTGATCCAAGACCAACAGCAGAGTTTACTACAGCAGAGTCAGGCCCAGTTGGTAGAAGATATGGACCAGATGATTATGAGATAGAAGTCGACGAGGTTGGTGGTACGAGTATCAGAGATTTAGATTCAGACGTATCTAAACTAAAAGAATATGCAACAGGTAAAAAACCTACTATGACAGAGATTGTGCAAAACAAAAAAAGAAGAGACAAGGCTAAAGCTATATCAGAAGATGCTGAAGCTCAATCAGATGCCGTGATTAGAAGACAGGGCGAAGCACAAGATTATGATTACGAGGACTTTGCATCAGGCGGTATTGCTAGAATGTTAGGAGAATAATGAACCCGGCAAAATTTGCACAGATGATGAAGTATCTGACTCGGGTGAAAAAACAAAAGCCAGATCTTCCCGATGTCTTTCCTGCAAGCGAGGCACCAGTGCCTGAAAAAACTTTAACTAGAGATATGTTTAAAGAAGCTCAAGAAAGATTTAAAAATGCAAAAGCAGGTGGTGGTATGTTAGTGCAACCAGGTTTTGGTGGCACGAGGCAGGGGTATAGTGGTAGAGAAAGAGGAGTGGGTAAATTAGCAGAACAATACGCTCGAACTACCGTAGGTAAAAAAATATTAGAAGCTCAAAAAAAAGGTTTAGTTTATGATAGAAAAACTAAAAAATTTAGAAAGAAAAAAGAACGAGGACCTAATAAAAAACCAAGTCCTTTAAAAGGAAAATTAATAGATACAAATCCAGGTCAAGAATTTTTAGATATGGCTGAAAAAGTATACAGCAAAGATTTTGGAAACAAAAAAGGATTAGCATTATGGAAAGCTATTGGTAAAACTAAAAGATCTAGTATTAAATCAGGAAGTGTTACAGGAGAAAAAACAGGTGTAAACTTAGCTACAAGTATTCCAGAAGGAAAAATATCTCAAGCAGAATTAATTGAATTACTAAAAGAATCGACAGGTAAAGAATTTAAAAGAAGTATAATTAGTGACATAAGACCAGGAAAGAAAAACTATATAGCAAATAAAGTTCGTGAATTGTTAAATATTAAATCTAGTCCATTTAAATCAGGAAAAGGAGTGTTTTATTATTTTGATAAACCTACACCAGAACAATTAGAATTTATCGGTAATTATATAGAAGCACCACATCTAATGGATAGAACTGTTAGAAACATGAAATTAATGGAAAAAAATTTTGGTAAGTTGTTAGCTAAATCCACTAAAAAAGATGCTGTAGATTTTTTTACAAATGAAATGACTATAGATAGAGTTAAACAAATGTTTAAAGATAATAAGGTAAAAGATATTACAGATAGTAAAGCTGCTTTAGCAGTAACAAGATACGCTCAATCACTTCAAGGTAAACTTTTTAAAAATGTAGATGGTATCTCAGAAAATTCTAAAGTTGGAGATTTTATATTTCAGGCTTTTAATTCTTTAGATAAATATCACCCATGGAGACAAGGTTCCTATCAAGCAGTTTTAGATGACATAAATAAAAACATGGGTAAAAAAGCTGGTAATCTTGCAGCGTTTAAACAAAAGTTTAGAGAAAAAATGCAAGTGTTATATCCAGGAAGAGGATTTGATTTTAATGAAGTGTTTAGTATTTCAACATCTGCTAACAGAGGTTCTTATCCATATGCATACTTTGTTGATCTAACTTCTAACGCTATGAACCAAGGAGCGTTGTCTACTTATCAAGGTAAGGCTTCAATAGCAGAGGGTAAAATACAAAAAGAACTTGCAAAGTTTAGAAGAACTGGAAATAAAAAATTTTATAATGAAGCTGTTAGGGTTGCGGATGTTTTTAACAACCAAACTCGAAAAAAATTTTTATCAAGTGAAAAAGTTTTACAATATCAAAAAGATTATGGCATAAAACCAAACGCATTAAAAATAGAAATAGGAAGTCAAAGACAAGTTGCAGACAAAATAAATTTTGCCTCTGACTATTTTAGTAATAAAAATTTACAAAAATGGAAAAATCTTGGAATTGATATAGACGAACATTCGGGAAGAGCAGGATATGTAAAAACTTTTGGAGGTAAAGGAGTTCCATCAAACATTATAACTGCTGGAGAATTGTTTACTGAGGACACAAGATTAGGAAAAAAAACAAAAGTGTTTGACGAAAAAGTTTTAGATAAATTTTTAAGAAATAACATAGCAGTGTTAGGTGGTGGTGATTGTGGCAGAAAAGGCAAGTATCAAGGTGGTAGAATTGGTTTGCAAGACGGAACTCCAAATGTTGATGTTTGCATTAAAAATGCAAAAAAAAGAATTAATTCTGGTTTTAAAAGCGCAACTCCTGCAGAGGCTAGAAACTACACTAAACTTTTAAACGCTGTTAAAGGCTCTGCTGTGATAGGAAGAAATCTTTTAAAGTTTGGTATCATACCGGAAGCTTTGTATGTTGGTGCAGATAGCTTGGTTAGAATGGGTTTTGGTGATACATTTAAAGAGGCTGGTTTACGAGCATCTGATTTTTTTATACCTGGTGATCAAATGCAAGAAGCAGATAAATTAAAAGTGCAAAGAACACTTGGGGATGCCGCTGCAACAAATGTTGGTAAAGTATTTGATTATAGAAATAAAATAGCAAACATAGATAGTTTAGAAAAACAAAAAGCAAACCTTGAAAATTTATCTGACGTTGGTGAATTTGATTATATTGGTGATTTAAGTCAAGATGTTAAAAATATAGACACAAGACTTAATCAAGCAAAAAACGATTTACAAAATAAATTTATGGTCTCCGAAGCAGAAACTGTTGCAGCTGATAGAGCTTTAGAAGAAGCCTATGATATATCAAAAGCTAAATCACCATTTGCAAGACTAAAAAGATTTGCACAAAATATTGAGGCAGTTCAAGATGATCCTTTTTTAAGTGACATAGCAACTCCACAAAAAACACAAGAGGAATTAAATTTAGATATGTTTCCAACAATGCCTAGAGATTTTTTAACAGAAAAAACTTCTGATTTATTAGATCGTACACAAGCATTAAAACAATCTGGTTATGATGTATCCACTAGAGATTTAATGGCAGAACAGAAAAGATTAAGATCAATACCATTATCTCAAGATGTAATAACATATGGTCCAGAACAAATGTACGGCGCACAAGGCACTTTTTTTGGTCAACCACTAGCAGGTGGTGGTATTGCTAAACTAGCTGGCGATAGATCAGGCCCACCACCAGAAAGAGGACCTAACTCACAAGGGTTGCAAGGTCTGATGAAACGTGTTAGAAACTTATAGGAGTATATATGGCAGAAATAGACAAAGGACTCCCGAACACTAGAAACAAAGAAGAGATCCCTTCACAAGAAGAGGTTCAAGATGTTGCTGTTCAGGAACCAGTAGAGGAAAAAGGACCGATTGAGGTCATACCAGAAGAAGATGGTGGTGTAACATTAGACTACGAACCAGGTGCAATTAATGTGCCAGGAACAGAAAATCATTTTGATAATTTAGCAGAACTTTTACCTGATGATGTTTTAGAACCTGTCGGTAATGACATGGTGCAAAATTACATGGACTACAAAGCATCTAGAAAAGACTGGGAACAATCTTATACAACAGGTTTAGATTTACTTGGTTTTAAATACGAAAATAGAACAGAACCATTTCAAGGAGCTAGTGGTGCAACTCACCCAGTTCTTGCAGAGGCTGTTACACAGTTTCAAGCTCAAGCTTATAAAGAATTATTACCTGCAGATGGACCAGTAAGAACACAAATTATTGGTATTAAAAATCCACAGACAGAACAACAAGCAAGTCGTGTTAAAGATTACATGAATTATTTAATCATGGATGAAATGAAAGAATATGAAGCAGAATTTGATTCCATGTTATTTCATTTGCCACTAGCTGGATCAACATTTAAAAAAGTTTACTATGATGTGCCAATGGGTAGAGTGGTATCAAAATTTGTTCCAGCGGATGAATTAGTTGTGCCGTACACAGCAACAAGTTTAGATGATGCGGAGTCTGTAATTCATGTAATTAAAATGTCAGAAAACGAATTACGTAAACAACAAGTAAATGGTTTTTATAGAGATGTAGAACTTTCACCACCAAGTAATGTAGAAAAAAATGATGTAGAAAAAAAAGAAAAAGAATTAGACGGAACCAAAAAAGTTGGTAGACAAGAAACAATGTACACTTTGTTAGAGTGTCATGTAAATTTAGACTTAGAAGGTTTCGAAGAAGTTGGCTCTGAAGGTGAACCAACTGGAATAAAATTACCTTACATCGTAACAGTCGAAGAAGGTAGCCGATTAGTTCTCTCTATACGGAGAAACTATGCGCCCAATGATCTAAAGAAAAATAAGATCCAATATTTTGTCCACTTTAAATTTCTGCCAGGACTAGGATTTTATGGCTTTGGACTCATTCACATGATTGGCGGATTGAGTCGTACGGCAACGGCGGCTCTCCGTCAATTATTAGACGCAGGCACACTATCTAATTTACCTGCAGGATTTAAACAAAGAGGTGTAAGAGTTAGAGATGAGGCAGCACCAATACAACCAGGTGAGTTTAAAGATGTAGACGCGCCGGGTGGTAGTTTACGTGATGCATTTTTTCCATTACCATACAAAGAACCATCTCAGACATTATTAAATTTATTAGGCATCGTTGTACAAGCTGGTCAAAGATTTGCAGCGATTGCTGATATGCAAGTGGGTGATGGTAATCAAGCAGCTGCAGTTGGAACAACAATTGCATTATTAGAACGTGGTTCAAGAGTCATGAGCGCAATACACAAGAGATGTTATGCAGCTATGAAAGATGAATTTAAATTATTATCAAAAGTAGTTTCACAATATCTGCCACCAGAATATCCATACGATGTTGTCGGTGGTGCAAGAAATATTAAACAAGCAGACTTTGATGATAGAATAGATGTTGTACCCGTTGCAGATCCAAATATATTTTCTATGAGTCAAAGAATTACACTTGCACAAACGCAATTACAGCTTGCAACATCTAATCCACAGATACATAATTTGTATCAGGTATACAGAAACATGTACGAAGCAATCGGTGTTAAAAATGTAGATGCGGTTTTACCACCGCCTGCACCAAACGCACCAATGGACCCAAGTATGGAACATATAAATGCGTTAGCTGGTAAACCTTTTCAAGCTTTTCCTGGTCAGGACCACAGAGCACACATCACAGCTCACTTAAATTTTATGTCAACTAATATTGTAAGAAATAATCCTGCAGTTATGGCAGCAATACAGAAAAATATTTTAGAACATATTAGTTTAATGGCGCAAGAACAGGTACAATTAGAGTTTAGAGAACAAATGCAACAGATGATGCAGATGCAACAGATGGCGGCAACCGATCCAAGAATGCAAGCACAGCTTCAAGCACTTACAAATCAAGTTGAAGCAAGAAAATCTGTGCTGATTGCAGAGATGACAGAGGAATTTATGAAGGAAGAGAAGCAAATTACGTCACAATTTGACTCTGATCCTCTTTTAAAACTAAAGTCACGTGAAGTTGACCTTCGTGCGATGGAAAATGAACGTAAAAAAGACAATGATGAAGCCCAAATTGACCTTGCAAGAGCAAGATTAATGCAACAAGGAGATATTGCAGAGGATAAATTAGAACAAAACGAAGATTTAGCAAAATTACGAGCTGGAGTTAGCCTTGCAAAGACTGGAGTGCAACAAGCAGCGGTAGTCACGGAGGATGATTAATGCCATTAAACAAAAAAGGTAAAAAAATCATGAAATCCATGAAGAAACAATATGGTAAAAAAAGAGGTGAAAAGATATTCTATGCATCTAAGAACAAAGGTGTTATAAAAGGAGTAAAAAAAGGAGCATAAATGCAAAGACT